AGATTCTACTATTGCTACACAATCAGCTACAGTACAAGCAATCCCAGCTAACTCAGTTAGATTAGGTTTTGCTTATCAACCAGCTGGAAGTGAAATAGGTGTAACTGCCAATCAATTTAAATTGTACCTAAACGGTAATCCGGTTGGAGTACAAGCGGCTACGACTGTGCCTGATGATATTGCATTAGAACTCAATATTATGGGTGCACACAAGGGTACAAACGCTAATCATTTAGTTGTTGACTACTTTAATACTTTTCAGTCTAGAGTGGCTGGAACAGGCGTAAGCGCATAATAATTAATTAGTGTGGGGCTTCGGCCCCACATATTAATTTTAAGGAGAAAAAATGGCATATAAAAACGATATACAAGCTACAAGATCTACTGCAGCAGCAGGCGCAACAGCTATTGTTGCACCACCAGTAAGATTAAGAGGTATAATTATTGCTTCTGATGGTGGGGGCGCAGGTGTTTTGGAACTTACAACAACATCGAATTCTGGAACAACTTTATTTCTTGCAGATGTTCCAACAGGTGACGTAATTAATATGAATTTTCCTGAAGATGGGATTTTATTTCCAAAAGGAATTTTTTGTAAAACTAAAACAAATGTTGCAGCATACACTTTATTAACAGACAAATATTCTGGTCCAAATTTAACAGCAGGATAGGAGGTCTAAGTGGCTAACGTAACCTCGGGTTCTTATGTTTTTGATAAGAATCTTGGAATAGATGAAATTATTGAAGATGCATACGAACGTATTGGGATGCAGGGGGTTTCTGGCTATCAGCTTAAAACTGCAAAACGATCTTTAAATATTTTATTTTCTGAGTGGGGAAATAGAGGTTTACATTTTTGGGAAGTTAAAAACCAAAGTGTAGCTTTAGTCAGTGGTCAAGCTGTTTATACTTTTTTTAGATCTCCTGCTGATGGTACTTCTGATGGTATCAGTACAACTTTATCTGCTGGAATAAATGCTACAGCTACAACTGTTCCAGTTGCTTCTGTTACAGGAATGCCTACAGTAGGTGGAACTCTTACAATTGGAACTGAGCAAATTTCTTATACAGGAATATCTTCTTTAAATATTACTGGATGTACTAGAGGAATTAATGGTAGCACTGCAGCGACACATAGCAGTGGTGATGCTGTTTTACAATTTCCAAACGGAATGACAGATATACAGGAAGCTAATTATAGAGTTGCATCAACTAATGTTGATACACCTATGACAAAAATTAGTAGATCACAGTATCAAGCATTTTCAAATAAAACAGATCTAGGTTTACCTACACAATATTGGATACAAAGATTTATAGATAAAACTACTATGACTTTGTATTTAACCCCAGGAAGTTCACAAGCTGGAAACTTTATAAATTTTTATTATACAAAAAGAATTGATGACGTAGGTGCTTATACAAATGCAACTGATATACCATATAGATTTGTACCATGTATGATTGCAGGGTTAGCTTATTATTTATCAATTAAATATGCTCCTCAAAGAGTACAATCATTAAAAATGTTATACGAAGATGAATTATTAAGAGCTGAAGATGAAGACGGTTCTTCTAACTCTACTTACATATCACCTAAAATATATTACCCAGGTATTGGTTAATGAGTAGTTTTGCACAAGGTAAATTTGCTTTAGCGATTTCTGATAGATCAGGTATGGCTTTTCCATACAATGAAATGGTTAGAGAATGGAATGGTGCTTTAGTGCATATGTCTGAGTATGAACCAAAACAACCACAACTAGAACCTAAACCTACTAATGCAGATCCACAGGCTTTAAAAAGAGCAAGACCTGCAAGAACAGAATTTGCAACAGAAGATTTTTTACCTGAAAATCCTTTTACAACTGGTGCTGGTGGGTCACTTCTAGGATTAAAAATTGATTTTCCTAACGGAAATTTACAAGTAAATGATTTTGTTAGATTAAGAAATGTTAAAGCGCCTGTAGGAGGTGTAGCTGTTTCAACTTTACAAATGTCCACTACTTTAAATGGAGCAATAACAGATTCTGCTACAACTATTGATCTTACTGATGGGTCGGAGTTTCCAACAACAGGTTTTATAGTTATTGAAAAAGTATTAACAGCAAGTGATACAAGTGACCCCCTTCTTGTAGGTACTTTTCAAAATGAAGTTATTGAATATACAGGTCGATCTAGCAATCAATTAACTGGTTGCACTAGAGGAACTAGTGCGCCTTACAGAGGTGTTTCACCACAAAAAACAATTGCAGGTTCCCATGTTAATGGGGCTAAAGTTTTTGGAAGTTATAAAGTTGTTTCTTTAAATGAAACATCAGTTCCAAGTACAGGTCAACCGTCTACAACTACACAATTTGATGGTGTTGATGTTACATTAACTAACGCTTTCTCTAGCGTAGAAACAGGAGGTGGTTTTCAATGTACAATTGGACCCATTAATGATAGAGGTTAATTATGGCTGGAGTTTCTAAATATACATACACAACATTAAAACAAGCTATCTTAGACTACACTGAAGTAGAGGATACTGTTTTTACAACCACTATATTAGATGGTTTTATTATGTCTGCTGAGTTTAGAATTAATCAAGATCTTCCTACAGATTCTGATAGGTTTGTTCAAGAAGGTAGTTTAGCTGCAAACGATAATACAATCAACGCTCCTGCTGGAACTTTGTTTGTTAGGGGAATTGAAGTTTTTAATTCTACAGCTAACACAGAAGGCAATGGAAGTTGGTTAGAGAAAAAAGATCAAAGTTATTTATCAGAACTAACAGATAGAAAATTTGGACCTTCTGGTCAAATACAAGCACCTACAGATACAACTAATTCTGTAACAGGTTTTCCTAAATATTATGCTATGTTTGGTGGCGCTACTAATACTACAGATACTACTTCTGGAGGTATGTATCTTGCTCCAACACCTGACGCTAACTATAAATTTAGAATATATTATAACAAAATGCCTACTGGTTTAGGGTCTGGGACTACTGGTAGTGCTGAAACATATTTAAGCACATACTTTCCACAAGGACTATTATATGCTTGTTTAGTAGAGGCTTTTGCTTTTTTAAAAGGTCCAATGGAAATGTTGACACTATATGAAAATAAGTATAAAAGTTCTATACAACAGTTTGCAGGGATGCAACTTGGAAGACGAAGAAGAGACGATTACACTGACGGAACCGTTAGAATACCTGTCAAATCACCGTCTCCATAAATTGAGGAGAAAAAATTATGGCAATATCATCGGCAATATGTAATAGTTTCAAAGTAGAAATTTTAAAAGCAGTTCACGACTTTACTGCATCATCTGGTAATACTTTTAATTTAGCTTTATATACTAGTTCAGCATCTCTAGGTGCAGGTACAACAGCATATAGTTCATCAAACGAAATTACAAACACATCAGGTTCAGCTTATTCTGCAAAAGGAAAAGCTCTTACAAGTGTAACTCCAGTTCTAGATAGTAGCACAGCAGTTTGTGATTTTTCTGACGTATCTTGGACATCAGCTTCATTTACAGCTAACGGATGTTTAATTTTTAATGATTCAGCTACTGGTGATCCTGCAGTTTGTGCAGTAGCATTTGGATCAGACAAAACAGTTTCCAGTGGAACTTTTACAATTCAATTTCCAGCAGCAGACGCAAGTAACGCTATAGTTCGAATAGCATAGGGGTAAATCCTTATGTCTAATACTTGGAACCAAGCCGGTACTACCTGGGGTTCAAATCAATGGGGCGAACAAGGTCCTACTATAGTTACGTTAACAGGTCAAAGTGCTACCTCAAGTGTAGGTTCTATAACTCCAAGATCAGATTTTTCAATAACTTTAACCGGACAATCAGCAACAACTTCAGTAGGTTCACTGGTTACAGAAGTAGCTTATATTTTAGCAGGACAATCAGCAACATCATCAGTTGGAACAATATCACCTACAGCAATGACTATAGGTTTAACAGGCCAATCAGCAACATCTAGTGTTGGATCAGTTGTAGTTGAAAGAGCTTTTGTTCTAACAGCGCCGTCAGCTGCAACAACAGGCGTTGGTGATCTTACAATTAACAATTCTGAAATACAAATACCTCAAGGTTCTCAAGCAGACGTTTCTGTAGGTTCAATATCTCCTGCAGATGTAATGGGATTAACAGGAGTATCAGCAACAGCAAGTGTAGGAACAATATCACCTACAGCAATGGCTATAGGTTTAACAGGTCAATCGTCAACAGCAAGTGTTGGTGAAATAAATCCTGCAGATGTAATGGGTTTAACAGGAGTATCAGCAACTTCTAGTGTTGGTTCTTTAGTTACAGAAGTAGCTTATACCTTAACAGCACCTAGTGCTTTAACTTCTTCAACAGGCTCAATAAGTCCTGCAGATGTAATGGGATTAACAGGAATTCAAGCGGATATTTCTGTTGGAAACGTGTCACCTTTATCATATCAAGATGTTGATATTGGAGGCAATACAAGTTATAGTGCAGTCAATAAAACAGATAGCGCAAGTTATTCTGGTGTTGACGTAACAGGAAATACGTCTTATACAGATGTAACTCACGCAGCTTAGGAGAAAAATTTATGGCATCAACTTACACACCTCTTGGCGTAGAACTAATGGCTACCGGCGAAAATGCTGGAACTTGGGGTACAAAGACTAATACAAACTTACAAATATTTGAACAAATTTCTGGTGGTTACTTAGAAGTATCTATTGCAGGTGGTGCAGGAACTACAACTTTAACAGAAAGCGATGGTGCTACAGGTTCTGCTGTTGCTACAAGAATTTTAAAATTTACAGGAACAATTACTGGTAACAGAATTGTAACTCTACCGGTTGGTGTAGAAAATTTTTACGTTATAAATAACGCTACATCTGGTGCTTACACTGTACAATTAAAAGCGGCTTCTGGTTCCGGTGCAACGGTTACTTGGGCAACCACTGATAAAGGTTGGAAGTTTGTTTATTTTGATGGTGTTGCAACTAACACAGGTGTTTTTGATATTAATGCAGATTTAAGTATAAATGATCTAACAATTAGAGGTAATTTAGTTGCAGATGGTGGCACAATAAAATTAGATGGTAACTATCCAACAGGAACAGATAATGTTGCTTTAGGAGATACTGCATTAGATTCAGTTGAAGCTGGTGGTAATTATAATGTTGCGATTGGAGATCATGCTGGAACAGCAATTACAACAGGAGATGACAATACAGCAGTTGGTAAAGATGCTTTAAGTACAGGAACAGACGTAAAAAGAAATGTAGCTATTGGTTGTAGTGCTTTATGTGCTAATACTGCTAACGATAATACAGCAATAGGTGTAGAAGCAATGAAAGCTAATACATCTGGTACTTCAAACACAGCTGTAGGTAGAGCGGCATTATTGGTTAACACAACAGGAAATTCTAATACTGCATTAGGTCATTCGGCTTTATGTTCTAACACAACAGCAGATAATAACACAGCAGTAGGTTTTGAAACTTTAAAAGCTAATACGACAGGAGATAGAAATACTGCATTAGGTTGTGGTTCATTACTTTGTATTACAACAGGTTCATCAAACACAGGAGTTGGTGCAGATACATTAGACCTTGCTACGACATCTACAAAAAATACAGCCGTAGGTAAAGGTTCTATGACTAGAACCACTACAGGTTCTTGTAATACAGGTGTAGGAGTTGATACATTTTTACAATTAACAACAGGTAATTGTAATACAGCAGTTGGTAATCTTGCACTTGCTTGTAATACAACAGCTTCAAATAATACAGCATTGGGTCTTAAATCTTTATTTGATAACACAACAGGTGCAAATAACACAGCAGTAGGATTTTGTTCTTTAACCTATAACACAACGGCTTCAGGAAATACAGCAGTTGGTGCATTAGCTTTACTTGACAATGTAACAGGTGCAAATGTTACAGCAATAGGAGCAAATGCTTTAGAGAATAATACTGCTAGTAATAACGTAGCAGTTGGTTCTGGTTCGGCTTTTTTAACTACTTCTGGTGCTGATAATGTAGCAGTTGGAGCAAATTCTTTTAAATGTAACACAACAGGTGATAATAATACAGCAGTTGGAAGAAATGCTTTATTTGCTAATACTACAGCAGGTGGTAGTGTAGCAGTAGGTTATAATGCTTTAGTTGCACATACAACAGGTGGATGTAATACAGCAGTTGGCTGTAATGCTGGTGGTGCTATAACAACAGGAACTTGTAATGTAGCAATAGGTAAAGCTTCACTTGCTAATAATACAACAGCTAGTAATAATGTTGCAGTTGGTCCTGGTGCTTTACTTTCAAACTCAACAGGAGAAGTTAATTCAGCTTTTGGTGCTTTTGCTTTACGAACAAACACCACAGGTTTTGGAAACACAGCTATTGGTAAAAATTC